ACCTCAGCAAACCCATAGGAGAATAAATTATGGCAATATCATCAGCAATATGTTCAAGCTTTAAACAAGAGCTTTTACAAGGTAAACACAATTTTAGTTCATCAGGTGGACACACTTTTAAGATTGCATTATTTACAAGTTCAGCTTCTTTGGGTGCAGCAACTACTGACTATTCAACATCAAATGAAATATCAAACACATCTGGATCTGCATACACTGCAGGTGGAGCAACTTTGACTAATACTGGAGTAGGATTAACTAGCACAACTGCTTTTACAGATTTCAGTGATGTAACGTATTCATCTGCATCTTTTACGGCAAATGGTGCAATGATTTATAACACCACAACAGCTGGTGGCTCATCAACAACAGACGCTGTTGCAATCATAGCTTTTGGTGGTGACAAAACAGCAAGTAATGGAACTTTTAAAATTGAGTTTCCTACAAACGATTCTTCTTCAGCAATAATCAGATTAGCATAGGAGGTCAACCATGTCGGTGACTTCAGGATGGGGCCGGTTAACCTGGGGACAGGCTAATTGGAACGAAGCTACAACTTTAAAAACAGGTTGGGGTGCACAAGCTTGGAATGATGGCGAGTGGGGTGAATTAAAAGATGCAACAGTTTTTCCTACAAGTTTATCTATAACATCTAATGTGGGAGCGATTGTTCCTGCCGATCAAACTCAAGGGTTAACTGGTCAGTCTATCACATCTAGTGTGGGAGCGATTGTTCCTGCCGATCAAACCCAAGGATTAACTGGTCAGTCTATCACATCATCAATCGGTTCAGTATCTGTGGTTGATATGCAGGTTGGCTTAACAGGTCAACAAGTAACATCTTCAGTTGGCTCTCTAACTGTTAATGACATGACTATTGGTCTAACAGGTCAAGAGTTTACCGCGAGTCAAGGAACAGCAAAAGCGCCAAATGAGACAGCAATACTTTCTGGTTTATCAATAACTTCTACTCAAGGAACCGTTGAGGTTGTGGTTGATGTTACGATATCACCTTCTGGTCAATCATTTAATTCTAGTTTAGGAACAGTCACGATACCAAATGATGTGGTATTTTTATCTGGTCAACAAGTCGAATTTTCATTAGGATCTCTTATAGGATTAGGTAGTGCCGTGGCTCAACCAACTGGTCAATCAGCTACAACCAGTATTGGCTCTTTAACTGTGGAAGAGGGACTAGGATTAACCGGTCAATCTTTTAGTGCTAGTGTAGGAAATATAACGCCTATAGATATGCAAGTGGGATTAACTAGTCAATCAATAACCACAAGCGTTGGAGCGGTAGATATCTTTGCATATGGAGATGTTGACACTGGAGATAATACGTCATATAGTAACGTCTCGACAGGTTCGAATGATACATATTCGGATGTTGCAACTGGATCAAATACAAGTTATAGTGACGCTGCATAGGAGATAATTTATGGCATCAACATTTACGCCTTTAGGGGTAGAACTTCAAGCAACTGGTGAAAACGCCGGTACATGGGGGACTAAAACTAATACAAATTTAGAATTAGTAGAACAAATTTCTGGTGGATTTGTACAAAAATCTATTGCTGGTGGGACACAAACTACAGCTTTATCTGTTAGTGATGGAGCAACTGGTGCAGAACTTGCACACAGAATGATAGAATTTACAGGTACGATTTCAGGTAATCAAATCGTAACTATACCAAACGATGTACAAACTTTTTATATTTTAAGAAATTCAACTTCAGGTGCTCACACTGTTCAATTTAAATATGCAACTGGTTCAGGAGATTCTTTTACTTTTTCAGCAACAGATAAAGGCGATAAAATGGTTTTCGCATCGGCTAATCCTGATGCAACAAATCCAAAAATATTAACGCTTGCAATCGGAACTGGTATTGATGATGTTGTTGATGATACGTCACCTCAACTAGGTGGTGATTTAGATGTCAATGGAAATGATATCGTATCGACTTCAAATGCAGATATTGATATTATTCCAAACGGAACTGGAGATGTTGTTCTTGGAGCAGATACAGTAAAAGTTGGAGATTCTGGAGCAGCAGCCACATTAACCTCTAACGGAGCAGGCGCACTTACAGTTACAACAGGTGGTGCTACAGACTTAGTTTTAAATACTAATAGTGGAACAGATTCTTCATCTATAACAATCACAGATGGAGCAGACGGAAATATTTCTTTAACAAACAACGGAACTGGAGAAGTAGTAATAGGAAGCGGATCAGCGTCTGGTAAAATTACAACCTCTGGAACACATGATTTAGTTTTGGATACAAATGCTGGAACAAACTCTGGAACTATTACAATTACAGATGGAGCAAACGGAAATATTAATATCGCACCAAACGGAACAGGTGTTGTTCAAGCAGGTGGGACTGCAGTTAAAGTTGCAGGAAAAGAAACTATTTGGGTTCCTGCTGTTGCAATGTATCCTAACTCTACAAATGGTTGTGCAGATTTAGCACAAGTTGAATTATCAAATGGTCCTGAAATTAAAACATTAGATTTTGACAAAGATTCTGACGAGTTTGCACAGTTTGCTGTTGCTTTCCCTAAATCATGGAATGAAGGCACAATTACTTTTCAAGCTTATTTTACAGCAGATTCAACAAACTCAGGAACTGTTTCGTGGGGGCTATCTGGTGTTGCGATTGCAGATAATGATAGTATCAATACAGCTTTTGGTACACAAGTTGCACCAACAGCAAAAGCTCACAGTGGAACAGCAAACGATTTAGATGTCACGGCAGAAAGTGGTGCAGTAACTATTGCAGGTTCACCTAGCACAGATGAAGAGGTGTTCTTTCAAATATCAAGAGATGTGTCAGAGGATTCTTTAACAGCTGATGCAAAACTATTAGGTATTAAAATATTCTTCACTACTGATGCTGCTAACGACGCATAAGAGAAATAGAATATGAAATATAGAGACAAAACATTAGAACCATTAACGGTTGAAGAAAACACCTCTAACAGGAATAATATCAAAACCAAATCTTTTGGTTATACAGTTTTAGGTTTTGGTTCTGGAGGAGCAGCTCCCCCACCTTTTGTAGCTGCGGAGGGTGGCTCTATTAGCACTGTTGGTAATTTTAAAATTCATACATTTACAGGACCAGGCACTTTTACAGTAACTAACGCAGGTGATCCAACAACATCAAATTCAATAGAACATTTAATAGTGGCTGGTGGTGGAGCTGGCGGTAGATTTATTGCCGGCGGGGGCGGAGCTGGAGGAGTATTAGATAATTTTCCAAGTCCCGCAACAGGTGGCACACCAGTAACAGCAACAGGTTTTCCAATAACAGTCGGTGGCGGAGGTGCATCCGCTGGTGGAAATTCTCCTATGGGAGTTAATAAAAGCGCAGGTGGTAATGGAGCTGATTCCTCTGCTTTTGGAATCCCTACAACTGGGGGAGGCGGCGGAGGTGCCGATAGAATGGCAAACGGACAACCTGGAGGTTCTGGAGGCGGACAAGGTGGAAGAGGTGTGTCTAACGCTGGATCAGGAACTCCTGGACAAGGAAATGATGGCGGACCTAGAAATGACGCTGGTGGTGGAGGCGGAGGAGCTGAAGCTACGGGTGGACCTGGATCACCAAATAATGTTGGTGGAGTTGGAGGAGCTGGAAGATCTTTTCCTTCTGATCAAGTAGGAAGTAATGGAGAGCCCTCTGGCGGTAATCAACATTTCGGTGGCGGAGGAGCTGGAGGAACTTACGATACAAACAATTCACCTAATGATGGCGGAGTTGGAGGAGGAGGTGCTGGAGGCCCTTCCTCATCAGTTTCCAACGGTGAGGCTGGAACTGCTAACACCGGAGGCGGTGGAGGCGGAGATGGAGAACGATCAACTCAAACTGGGACACCTGGACAAGGTGGATCTGGTATAGTAGTTATAAGATATAGGTTTCAATAATATGGCACACTTTGCAAAAATAGATGATGATAATTTAGTTTTAACAGTTTTACATGTTGATAATAAAGATTTGTTAGATGAAAATAATCAAGAGCAAGAATCATTAGGACAACAACATTTACAAACGCACAATAACTGGCCTGCTGAAAAATGGATTCAAACTTCATACAATGCAAATTTTAGAGGACACTATGCACATATAGGAGGAACATGGGATCCAACTAATAATTTATTTTGGTCTCCTAAACCATACCCATCTTGGGTAAAAAATGTTTCTGAAAAAAGATGGCAATCTCCTATTGGGGATCCACCAGATTTAACTGCTGAACAATCTTCACAAAACAATAATAATACTCATAGATGGTTTTATAATTGGAATGAAGAAAATGAGAGATGGGATTTAACAGACGATAATTTGTAATATTTTGTGGACCAACATATATTTGTTAAAAAGAAAGCACTAAAAAAAGAATCTTGTGAAAAAGTTATAGATGAGATTAACAATTTAGAACGTTACAAATCTCTCTATAAACAAAGAAAGAATTATTATCATGGAACATCTGTTAATGTTTATGAACAATTTTGGTCTGAAAATTTATTTAATTGCATTATTAAATATAAAAAGAAATATCCTTTTTTAGATAGCAAAGATCATGCACAGTGGATAGTAAACCCTGATTGTAATTATCAAAAATATGAACCAAATCAATGTTATGTGTCTGAACATTGTGAACAAAGTGGAGAAGAAATTGAATCAAGAAGAATGTTGGTTTGGATGATTTATTGTAATACTATCAAAAAAGGAGGAGAGACACACTTCCCACAACAAAAATTATCTATAAAACCAGAACAAGGCACACTTGTTATTTGGCCTGCGGCATGGACACATAGTCATTACGGGAGACCTGCTCCAAAAGAACACAAATACATAATTACCGGATGGGCCTCTTATAAAAAATTTATTGATTAATTTATAATATATATTATATGTAAATCTGCTTATGCAAAAGAAAGAATTAACGAGCACTTATCTGTATTATGGTGACGTAAAGATGCCGAAAGGATTTGAAATAAATCCTAAACCATTGATTATGGGAACTTTTGAACAAGAATATCTTGAAAAGAGATTTCCGTTTTCAAGAGATTTAGATAAAGTAGATACTTACATTAGAAATTATGCAATAGCAAAACATAAACTACCTTTGGAAGGTAAAGAAACTTGGGGAAATTTTTATTTACCACAAGAATGTTCTCAATTAAAAAAACATAAATATAATTTTACAGTTCTTTATGGAACACAGATACAAGAAAATAGCTGCAATATAACAATATTTTATGAACAAGACAAAGAGTGGACAATCCAATTGATAACAAATAAATTTATTATGTTTCCATCAGATAAAACTTATCGCGTAAATTCTAATAAAAGTAATAAAATTAATTTTATACAGAGTATGATTTATGAACTTAAATAATTATTTTTATACTTTCCCTAACGCATTAAGTTACAGATTTTGTGATGAGGTGATTAAATATGCGTTGACCCATAAAGAAATAATAGGGGTCACAGCTGATCAAGGAGAAGGAAGAGACGTAACAAAACAACCTTTAAATAAAAAAGAAACTAAAGTTTTACAAGAATTAAGAAAATCAAATATTGTTTGGCTTAATGAACCTTGGATTTATAAAGAGATAATACCTTTTATAGACAGAGCAAACAAAGAGGCTGGTTGGAATTTTCAATATGATTTTTCTGAAACATGTCAATTTACAAAATATAAAAAAAATCAATATTATGATTGGCATTCGGATTCTTCTGTAAATCCTTACGACGACCCTAATGACAAAGGCAAACATGGTAAAATTAGAAAACTATCTGTAACGTGTCAATTGTCTAACGACACGGAATATAAGGGTGGTGAGTTAGAATTTGATTTTAGAAATCAAAGGCCTAAATATAAAAATAAAGGAATAGTAGAAAATAGACATTGTATGGAAAAAGGATCAATAGTGGTTTTTCCAAGTTTTGTTTGGCACAGAGTTAAACCAGTTACAGAAGGGACAAGATATAGTTTAGTTATTTGGAATTTAGGGAGGCCATTTGTATAATGAAATACACTTTTAAAAAAGATGGATTTGAAATAATTAAAAAAGCTATAGATCCTAAGATAGCTAATTTTGTTTATAATTATTTTTTAATGAAAAAACAAGTTGCTCAAACTTTATTTAAATATAGATACATATCTCCTTATACGAGAGACTATGGGTCATGGGATGATGGTCAAGTTCCAGGGACTTATTCTCATTACTCAGATATAGCTATGGAAACTCTTCTCTTGTTGTGTCAACCCATTATGGAAAAACATACAAAATTAAAATTAAGTCCTACCTATTCTTATGCTAGGATTTACAAACGAGGGGATATTCTTAGAAAACATAAAGACAGATTTAGTTGTGAGATATCAACGACTATGAATTTAGGAGGTGATCCTTGGAGTATTTTCATTGAAGGAGTTAAAATAAATTTAAAACCTGGCGATATGGTAATTTATAAAGGACAGGATTTAGAACATTGGAGAGAAGCTTTTGATGGTACAGAATGTGCACAAGTTTTTTTACATTACAATAATATTAAAAAACAAAAGTCACTTGATAATTTATTTGATAACAGACCTCACTTAGGGTTGCCTGCTTGGTTTAAAAAATAATGTTGTACCCAACAACTATTGCAGATAATTTTTTTAATGATCCACAAAAGATAAGAGATTTTGGTTTAAGTCTTGAAAAAGAAAAAGATGTTGAGGACAGATATCCAGGAGTTAGAAGTAAATCTATTCATGAAATAGACATGGAAATTTTTAATTACATAGGTAAAAAAATACTTTCTGTTGTTTATCCTTATGAATACGACAAATTAAATTTTCACGCCACCATGTATTTTCAAGAGGTGGATTCAATTTTTGAAGAGGGCTGGGTGCATAGAGATAATAAAATGTCCATGACCTCTATTATATATTTAAGTCACCATAGAAATTGTGGTACATCTATTTGTGAAGCAAAAGAGATTACCGCCTCTGCTTTACACACATCAAAAAAAAGAAAATATTATAATGATCCTAAAAAAAATTCTTTCACAAAAGAAAGAAAACAAAACAATGATCAGTTTCAAAACAACATTATTGTAGATTCAAAATATAATAGAATGCTTTGTTTTGACTCACATCATTTACATAAGGCAAATGGTTTTATAGATAATAAAATAAAAGACAAACGTTTAACGTTAATAACTTTTTTCTATGACATTGATTATCATGGAGAGAGAAAAATGAGATACCCATTAAATGAAGCTAGACAACAAGATTAGTATTTTAATTGATAATGAAGATTAAAAGAAACTGCATATTTACTATATTCTTTTAAATTTCTATCTGCTCCATGTTTTAAAAAACTAGAAAAGACAACAAATCTACCCGGTTGAGGTTTTACTGTTTTGTTTATTTGTGGAAATTTTAATAGTTGTGAGTGATTATTTAAATACAAAACCCCTGATAAATAAGACGGCATGTGATCATGCATCGAGGACCTTTGACCAAGCATTTCTTTTATACCCCAAGCCTCGTCTAAAAAATAACTAGGGGCTTTTGTTGGTAGAGAATCTATTTTATCCATAATAGGATATAAAAAATTTAAAAACTCTTGGTCTCTAGAAAAATATTTCCAAGAAGTCATATAAGCCTGGACGTTGGTTTGAAAACTTTTATTGTCCTCTCTGTATATACCCTCCTCTATTTTATCTATAAAATAGTCACAATTTATGTTTGATTTACCTGATATAAAAGTATAATCTAATGGTATTTGTGAAGTTATCTCTGTATCAATCTTCATATTTCTAAAGCCTTTTTAACAAGGAACACTCATAATTCAAGTGTTTTAATGTTAAAAGTAATATGTTAAAAGGACAATTATGTTACAAAAGATAGGTTTTCAGCCAGGTATAAATAAACAAATCACTGACACGGGAGCAGAGGGTCAATGGACAGACTGCGATAATGTTAGATTTCGTTATGGTATTCCAGAAAAAATAGGTGGTTGGAAACAATTAGGTGATGACGCTTTGACTGGCGCTGGTAGAGGTTTACATCATTTTGTAAATAGTAAGGCTAGAAAATATGCGATCATCGGCACAAACAGAATCTTATATGCGTTTTCTGGTGGTGTGTATTACGACATACATCCTATCAAAACAACGACAACGCTCACAAGTGCATTTACCACGACCAACGGATCACCAACTGTCACAATAACTTTTAGTGGAGATCACGGTATATCTGCACAGGATATTGTATTGTTAGATAATTTTTCTACAATCACTAATTCTAATTTTACTGCCTCAGATTTTGACGATAAAAAATTTATGGTAACCACTGTTCCTAATGCCACAACTATTACAATCACAATGCCATCAAATGAATCAGGATCTGGTGCAACAACATCAGGTGGTATAAGAGTACAACATTATTATCCGGTAGGACCAGCAGTGCAGGCAAAAGGTTTTGGTTGGTCTTTAGGATCTTGGGGTGGTGAAGTGGCAGGTGAGCCTACAACAACTTTGTCTGGTGCGATAAACTCTTCAACTACAACCGGTATTATATTAGCAGATGTATCACAGTTTCCAGACACAGGTACAAATTTTATAAAGATAGGAACTGAAGAGATATCCTACACAGGCATAAGCACTTCTAATGAATTAACAGGAGTTACAAGAGAGGTTAGAGGAACATCGCCTTCATCTCATGGTGCAGGAGATGCAGTAACCAGCACCACAAATTTTGTGGCATGGGGTGAGGCAGCATCAGGTGATTTGGTATTAGAGCCTGGCATGTGGTCACTGGATAATTTTGGTGACAAAGCAATCTGTCTTATTCATGACAGTGCAGTATTTGAATGGAACTCTGCAGCGGCGGGAGCAGAGAATATTAGAGCAAGTATTATCACAGGAGCACCAACAGCGTCGAGACACATGATTGTATCTACGCCAGATCGTCACTTGGTATTTTTTGGAACAGAGACAACTATCGGAGATACGTCAACACAGGACGATATGTTTATAAGATTCTCGGATCAAGAAGACATAAACACTTATACACCCACGGCAACCAATACTGCTGGTACACAGAGATTGGCCGACGGATCACAGATCAGAGGAGCGATTCGTGGTAGAGATTCGATTCTTGTTTGGACTGACACAGCTCTGTTTACTATGCGTTTTGTTGGTCAACCTTTTACATTTGCCTTTTCACAGGTGGGTACAAACTGTGGACTCACAGGACAGAATGCGTGTGTTGAGGTCGATGGTTCTGCATATTGGTTATCTGAAAATGGTTTCTTTAGATATGCT